GTAGGAACTCCCTTGACAAAGGCTGTCAAGAAAAGTATTAGAGGAGTGTTAGAAGCCATACATGATATATATCACCTTTACGGGTTCCGAAAGGACGAGAGAGTGATTGACAACGCCGCCAAACATTGGGAACAAATGGTATCTGGAAGTAGTGGATGGATGAAAGTAGCTAAGTATAAACTTGCCGCTTTCTTCTCTTCCCACAACGACCAGAAACAGCCAAGAGTTCCCTTTGTCGGTGTCGAAGACAATCCCTCGATCCTTCTGGGCGGAACAGCTTATAAGTTTCAACATCGTATTCTAAGGTCAACAAAACGCTTGTCATTTCTGACAAGCATATTACAATCGAAGAAAGGGATGCCTCGGCCAGGAGCGGATTTACTCGCTAAGGCTAAGATCGAAACTACAGAGAAGCTGACAACCGAAGGTCCGGTAACCAAAGGAATCGAAACAGTTAAGGATTGGAATGAATTTGAAAAGGTCCACTCGAAAGTTGAAACAACAATCGGGTACATGACATGGAAGATGCAAATAAAGAGAACCGTAAAGGAACTCTTCAAAGGCAAGTCTATGACATGGCAGGACACAATCCAATCATTCTTTCCAAGTACTAGCGCAAACTACATCAACAACCGAAAGGGTGCAGGTGCAATAGGCAGTATTTTGGAACATCCAGAACTGTTAAGAGACTTAAGGAGACCAGGAGGATATATACATGTAACTAACACAAAAGAGGATATGGATTACGGAGCGACAGAACCGTCTGGAGAAGAGGTAGTGGAAGATCCACGCGTAACTTACTACAACACAAGTGAATTCGCCCTTGCATTCGAAACATTATGGCTTCGACTCTTAAAAGAGTCGGAGACAGAAGTTCCGAACGCGAAGACGGTTGCACTTGCCGAGGCACTAAAAGTACGTGTGATCACCGCTGGACCACCTTTTCAACAAACTGCTCTGAGGTCGTACTGGAAATTTATTTATAATACGCTTACGAAGCACAAATGTTTCTTAATCAATCGTGGAGTCTCAGAACTAGAACTATTAAATAGTCTAGGTCGAAACCTCGCGGAAGACGAAGAATTTATAAGTGCCGACTATGACGACGCGACAAACAATCTCCGCTCCTTTGCTTCCAATTATACAATTGAGGCAATAAACGAAGAAACGAACGTCAACGAGATCATAGGCAAGCTAGCACGGCAGGC